GTTTAACTGTAAAACACGTAAACTAGGTATTTACTATGCAGCCGAACATGCTACTATTCAAGTTAAAGGAACTACACTTCAGTACTTTGATGAAAATAACAGTAGACAAAAAACTGTACGTAAACCTGACGAAGTACTGCCTAACTGGAAAAAAGTTACAAAACATAAACTAAAAACACAGTTTGGTTACCTAAAAACTACTGATACTAAAATGAACGGTAGAATGAATGAGGACACTGTCATACTAAAAGTGTTCAAATAAACATAAATATTAGTATGGCAAAACGTGACGAACTTATCAAAGAAATAGAACTACGCCTTGGCGGACAAATGGTTGATGTAGAGCTTGATCCAGAGCACTATGATATGGCTATCCGTAAGGCTTTTGAAAAATATAGACAACGTAGTGAAAATGCAGTTGAAGAAGATTTTATCTTTTTAAACTTGCAAATTGATGTTGCTGACTATACACTGAGTAGCGATATTATTGAAGTGCGTGATGTATTTCGCCGTGTAGCAGGTACACTTAATAGTAGTAGTATTGGTGATATTGAACCTTTTGAAACAGCATACTTAAACACATATCTAAATTATAGTGGAAGAGCAGGTGGTATTGCAACATTTGATGCATTGTCACAACACCGTGAAACACTGGGTCGTGTGTTTGGTGAAAAACTAATGTTTACCTGGAATACTGTTGACAAATCATTAACAATACATCGTAGACAAAAAGCACCAGACACAGTTTTGCTTTATGTTTATAAACAAAGAAGTGAAGAAGAATTGTTGACAGATCCATACAGCATGCCATGGATTAAAGAATTAGCACTTGCATATGCTAAACTAACACTAGCGGAAGCACGTGGTAAGTTTAATACTATCGCAGGACCACAAGGCGGCACAACACTTAATGGAGACATGTTACGTATGGACGCTCAAGCTGCAATTGACAAACTTGAAGACGAACTAAAAACATATGTTGATGGTCAAGCAGGATTAGGGATAATTATCGGTTGACAAACGGTCCAGATCCAATTATAATATAAGCATGAAATTAAAGTTGTTAGTAATTGGCCATGGTCGGCATGGCAAAGATACTGTCTGTGAAATTCTCAGAGACAAGTACGGTTATAGTTTTGAATCCAGTAGTCAGTTTTGTAGTAAGAAGTTCATTTACAATGATCTTAAAGACAAATATGGCTATGCTAACGAAGAGGAATGTTACGCCGACAGGCATAATCACAGACAGGAATGGTACGAAGCAATTTGCGATTATAACGTGCCAGATCCTGCAACACTAGGTAGAGAAATTTTTGCAGAACACGACATTTATTGTGGACTACGCAACAAAAAAGAATATCATGCAATGCGCAACACTGGTGTGTTTGATTATTGTGTATGGGTTGACCGCAGTGATTTTCTTCCTCCCGAAAGTAAACATAGTATGAGTCTTGAACAATGGATGTCAGATTTTACTATTGACAACAATGGTACATTAGAAGATTTAGAATTTAATGTACATGCACTTATTAGCCATATTGATAGTTATAGTGCTAGTTAACTACGTAGTTAACCGTTGTTTCCCCCATGATATATAGCTGTTCTAATAAATACTAACAGCTAAGATATAACCCAGAGGAGAAACATTATGGCTTTAGTATCACCAGGTGTACAGGTTAGTGTTACCGATGAAAGCGCATATGGCGCAGCAGGTAATGGTACTGTACCACTTCTTGTAGTTGCTACAAGAGAAAATAAAACCGATCCTACTGGTAGCGAAAGCGATGGAATTGCAAAATATACAAAAAGTGCCAATGCTGGTTCTGTTGTTAGTGTAACGTCACAACGTGAACTAACACAATATTTTGGTAATCCTACATTTGCTACAAGTGGTGGATCAATTGTACAAGGCAGCGAGACAAGTGAATATGGTCTTTTGGCTGCATATAGCTATTTAGGTCAAGGCGCACGTGCTTATATTGTTCGTGCAGACTGTGATTTAGCTGATTTAGATTCAACAACCACAGCACCAACAGCCTCATACAGTACAAATAATACATATTGGATTGACACCGATGCAAGTGCATATGGTATTCATGTTTACAATAGTACTAGTGGTGTTTGGGAAAATAAAATACCAACAGTGGAAGTTATTACTGATCCAGCAGGAACATCACCGAGTGCGGCAGTTGTTGGTGGTGGATATCATGTTGTTATTTCAACAACTAGCAATAGTATTGAATATTATAAAGAAAGTGGCAGTGCTTGGGTAACTGCAGCGGCAACTCTTGATCCACATTATACAGTACCAAATGCACCAAGCAATGGTGATGTTTGGGTTAAAACAACTAGCCCAGGCAATGGTGTAAAACTAGTAATTCAATTATATACAACTACAAGTGGTTGGTCTTCAGTTACTGTACAAGGTGTAAGTAACGGAAGTGATAACGCTGACATTACAACATATGTGCCACAAGACGCATCTAGTGCAGCCGCACTTTCAACAGCAACAGCAACAACTGGCCATATTCTACTTGGAAAAGCATCTGATCAACTTGATTTAACAAAAGTAAGCACAGCTGGTGAACCAGAACCACTAGGCGGCACAACAACTGCTGGTATTAGTTTACCAACAGCAACCGCAGCGGCTGGTCAAGTTTGGTTTGATAATACTGTAAATTCATTAAGCATTTATAGTCAAACTGCAGGTGCTTGGGTAGCGGCAGCAGATGTACAATATGCATCAACTGCACCAACAACTGACTCAAGTGGCGCTGCACTAGGTAGTGGCGATATTTGGGTTGACACAGCACTGGCAGGTTACAACCAAGCTAACGAGCGTGATTATCCAAAAATTTATGTTCACGATGGTGCTGACTGGGTTAAACATACAAACTCAGATCAAACAACTGAGCGTGGTGTGGTATTTGCTAACTATAAAGACGGTGGTGGAAGTCCACTTTCAACAGCACCAAGTGCACTAGTTTATCCACAAGGAATTTTACTAGTTGACATGGCAAATAGTAAAAACACAGTACGTGCATATGATAGCACAAACGGTTGGCAAAATGCTGTAAGTAATAATAGTGATGGTAGCGGACGTTTTGGACGCTATGCACAACGTGCTTACATTGCAGCAAAAATGGCTGCAGTAGCAGCAGGTGAGGATTTACGTGATGAACAGTATACATATAGTCTACTAGCAGCACCTAACTATCCAGAACTAACAGATGAACTAGTAACATTAAACAGTGATCGTGGAGAAACTGCGTTTATTATCATTGATACACCAATGAATAAAAATCCAACAAACGCTATTAGTTGGGTACAAAACTCAAATAGTGCAACTGAAAACGGCGAAGATGGACTAGTTACTAACAACACATACAGTGCAGCATACTATCCTGCAGGACAAACAACTGAGCCAGTTAATGGTAACACAGTTGTTGTTCCACCAAGCCATATGGCTCTTTACACATTTGCATATAACGACAATATTAGTTTCCCATGGTTTGCACCAGCAGGGCTAACACGTGGTGTTGTCCAAAATGCAAGTGCAGTTGGACACTTAAACAGTGAAGGTGAATTTAAAGCAGTTTCACTTACACAAGGTCAACGTGATAGTATGTATCAAAACAAACTGAATCCAATTACAACATTTGTTGGACAGGGTACAGTTATTTTTGGTCAGAAAACACTTGCAAGTACAACTACTGCAATGGACCGTGTTAATGTTGCACGTTTAGTTGCTTACTTACGTGAACGTTTTGATGAGATTGCTCGTCCATTCTTGTTTGAACAAAATGATGCACAAACACGTGCAAGAGCAAAACTAGTATTTGAACGTTTCTTAGCAGACATTTTAACACGCAGAGGTGTAACAGACTTTGCAGTTGTATGTGACGAAACAAACAATACACCAGCACGTATTGATCGCAACGAACTATACATTGATGTAGCAATTGAACCTACTAAGTCAGTAGAATTCATCTACATTCCAATTAGAATTGTTAATACTGGTACATTATCAGCAAATTAATAATAAAAATTAACTATATACTTAATAGGCGTCCCAAGGGCGCCTATTTTTTTACGTGAATATCATAAATACATATAAGCTAGTATAAGAGGAGATTAATATGGCGGTTTTAACAACATTAGGTGTTCCAGATAATGCAGGAAACACTACCACTATTATGCCTAAGCTACAGTATCGCTTTAGAGTTATTTTTGATGGAGAAGCCTTTAGTGCAACACCAACAAGAAATGTAATTAGCACAAGTAGACCAGGCTTAACACACGAACAAATCCCAGTTGACGCATATAATAGTAGAATCTATTTGGCAGGTAAACACACATGGGAACCAGTAAGTATTATCTTACGTGACGATATTGACAGTGTTACACTACGTGAATTAAACAATCAACTTAATAGACAAGTTGACCACGCAAACCAAAGCTCTACTAGAGCAGGTGCAGGGTATAAATTTACTACAAAAGTAGAAACACTAGACGGTGCAAACCCATCACCAGGTGTATTAGATACATTTGAACTAAGCGGTTGCTATATTACAAACATTCAATATGGTGACATGGCATATGCGTCAAGTGATCAAGTACAAGTAACAGTACAAATTCAGTATGACAATGCTGAAATTTATGATGCATCAGGTAATGCAACACTAACAGGTACCACACCAGATCAAACAGCAGTTAACGCTACAGGTTAATAGATAATGGGTTTATCTTCGAATACTGGCTTTTATAACCGAGCAGCAGAAATTTACGGAACCGATTCAGGTTCCGTAATTACTGCAAAGCCAAGACAAAAATATAATTTTTCAATTTTTATGTCAACACTTAATGGATCTTTTCAATTTGAAAAGGTGTCAGGCGTATCATTGCCGGATTATCAGTATAACGTAACAAGATTAAACCAATATAATCATCAACGTTTTATAACAACTAGGCAGGAAATATCTCCTGCAACAATTTCATTTTACGATACAGTAGATAATCAATTTCAAAATTTATTAACAGATTATGCATCATATTATTATTCACAAGGATTGTCAGGATTAAATCCAGCAGACATTATTAACAATGCTACTAATCCAAATGTTACTAGCCCAATGGGTTTAAATCCAATATCAGCAAGTTCAAGATTTTTCTTCACTAATATATCAGTTGTGACTGAAGACAGTGGAGCAGGCACAGGCAGAGTAGTAGATATGATAAACTGTATGATTACTAATGTGACACATGATCGTTTAGATTATAGTGATAGCTCATTAGTCATGTTTACAGCAACCATTCAACCAGAGCACGTTAATTTTGAAACAGCACCAACACCAGACATTCCCGCTTCTACCGGTAGAGCAGTTGGTGCACAAAATCCTGAACTTCCACGAACACCAGTATCAACAACGTCTGGTGTGGCCGTTGGTAGAAGTAATGTAGTAGATAGTAATGGTAACCCAGTATTAGATACTAACGGTAACCCTGTTACTAGCTAATAAATACATATATAATGACAACTAAGTTTCAACAAGGTTTATTTAAAATGAGAAACCCAACCAGGTATATTGGCAAACACACGCCAAGATATCGAAGCGGCTGGGAATTAAAATTTATGCGATTTTGTGATTCTCATCCTAGTGTAGTTGCATGGGCAAGTGAAAGTCATCGTATACCTTATTATCATCCGATAAAAAACAAACAAACACATTATGTGCCGGACTTTTTTATAATTTATGAAGATAAAAATCGTAAAAGACATGCAGAGTTTATAGAAATCAAACCAGCAGGACAAATACTAGGAAATGCTAGAAGTACAGCACAAAAAACACATGCTATCATTAATGAAGCAAAATGGCAAGCCGCAAAATCATTTGCGCAAAGACAAGGAGTAGGCTTTAGAGTGTTAACAGAAAACGAACTCTTTAATCAACCAAAGAAGCCTAAAAAGAAAAGATGAATAAAAAAATAGAAGATGTTTTTAATATGAGTCCAGCAGATGATTCTGTTGATTTGCCTATAACAGAAGAAGAAACAGGATTTGATTTAGGAAAACTACAAGAAACACTAGACACAGCAGACAAAATTGATCAGGCATTGCCAGCAGTACGTGATTTAGAAACACTAGACAAAGACATGGACAAATATGCAGAAGAAGCAATGAAAAGTTTTCAAGACTTGATGGACTTAGGTCAAAATGTAGAAGATCGTAATGCAGCAGGTATATTTGATGTAGCAAGTAAAATGATGACCAATGCTATTAGTGCCAAGACAGCAAAGATGGATAAGAAACTTAAAATGATTGAAATGCAAATGCGCAAACGTAAGCTGGATTTAGAGGAAAAGAAGGTTGAAATGCAAATTGCTAAGATGCAAGATAACAACGATGCTGACAATGCCTTGGAAGGAGAGGCACAAACATTTGACCGCTCATCATTACTAAATGATATCATGAACAAAATGAAAGAAAACGATAAATAACTGTATAAGGAAAAAGCGATGAAAAGTTTAGCACAATATTTGGCAGAATCTGAGAAAACATACAACTTCAGACTACGCACCGTAGCTGAAATGTCAGATGAGCAGTTAGACAAATTAGAAAAGTATCTTGCAAGATACAATGTAGAGAGCGTTAGTGCTCCAAAAACAAGTATTATTCAAAAGAGCCCTGCAGGATTTGGTGATATTGGTCCAAGTGCAGTTACTACAATCGAAATTGCAACTAAATTACCAAGCACACCAAATGTAATGCAAGAAGAAATTGCAGCCGCAACAGGTGTACACATTGGCGCTATTCGTGTGTACAATGAGGGTGAATTTGTAGAAGGTATCGACGATTTGGAAGAATCAGATGATAGCGAAGAAGGTAAAAGCGTATTAGCAGACGCAGATTATAGTGACGCTGAAAAAGTAGATCACAGTGATAACTATGGCAACGATTTTGTAGAAAAATTTGTTAAGAATTTACCGAAATCAGAATTAGCGACAGAGTATAAGGTAAAATAAAATGGATTTAAGAGACTTAGTAAAACTAGCAGGCATCGTAAACCCAGAACTTCTAAA